CGGCGACACCCGTGCATTTCGGGCGGAGCTTGGGCTTGGAGCGCTTGGGCTGAAAAGACGCTCCGATATTATGAAGGAGTTGGAGGCCGAGCGTGGAGTTGTGCAGGGAAGGCTTGCCGAACTATCCTTTGACCGTCAGGCTGGACAAATGACTCAACCAGCCATGCAGGAAGTTGAGGCGGCAGCCCCGGTGGCAACAGCCGCGCCATCAGCCGCAACCGCAGAAACCATCCCCTCGTTTAATTCCGCCGCCGAAGCCCGTGCCGCTGGGATCAAGCCTGGTCAAACCGTAATCATCAAGGGTCAGAGGGGTACGCTTCAGCCGAAGCGATAAGTCATGGCCAGGGGCTTGAGGCAACCGGCCAGTGAGCCTGAACTTGAGTTCGTTCCAGAACAGGAACAGGATCTTGAATTTGTACCCGAAGCACAGGACGGCAATTTAACCAAGGCGCAGTACATAGCATCAGGCGGAAGGGCTGAAGATGTAATCTCGCCAGAGCGCCAAGCCGTTCTTCAGGCGGAGACACAAAGACAGCTTCAGGCTGGCGCAACACCCGAACAGGCCGCACAGGCGGCGGGCGAAGCGGTTGACGCGATGGGTGCAATCAAGAGGCCGGATGGCACGATTGCCGAAGGATTCAAGCCAACCGAACAGGCATTAGCCGAAGGCGCAATCGAACAACCGGCAATCCCAGCGGTCAAAGAGGCGCAAAGGCTGGGGATCGAAACCGTGTCCTCCGGCACCGATAAGGACACGGGCGGCGGGTTTGCCATAGGCAAGGATAAGGCTGGCAAGCTTGTCCGAATCGAAGCTTCGCCTCAAGGCGAGATTGATGTGTTCGAAATCGAGGAACAACCCAGCAGGCTTGGCGCAGCTGCCCGCACGCTGGCGCGGGAGGTTCTGCCGACTACGGCTGGCGGGGCAGCCGCAAGGGCAGGATTTGCGCTTACGCCAGGGCCATTGCCAGCAAGAATAGTTGGCGGGCTGGCGGCAGGCACAGCGGCATATCTGGGTGCGGAGAAAGCGCAGACAGCGGCTCTTGGCGCTGTCCTTGGGCCGGAACGCATGGCAAGGGTCGAGGAAGTCCTGCAGCGGGACATTGAGCAATACCCCGTTTCCACAACTGCTGCCGCAATCCTTACCCCGACCATCGGCGGCGTTGCCGGACTTGCAAGACCAGCCATTCAGGCTTTCCGTGGAGCTGGAGCTAGAACAGTCACAGAGGCGGCAGAAGCAGCTCCTGCCGCAGTTGCAAGGCCAACCGCAGAGGTGGCGCAGGCTGCACCTGCGGCAGTTGAGGCTGCGCCTGCCGTTGCAGAGGCAGCGGCAAAACAGCCGCCAATTAAGCTTCCAGAAGAAACCGCACAGACGGGGGTGAGAGCTGTCGGAAAGAGACTGGTAAAAGACCCGTTGCTTGATCGAGGAGTGCGGGAAAGGCTGGCGCAGAGCGAGGATATTCAATATGGCAAGTTTAAGCAAAAGGCATTTGAAGAGGCGATGGCCGCAGCAGACAGGGCTGATGTCGAGAGGCTTGCCTTGGAGGGAACGGAACCGCAGAAGATTGTTGCCAAGGCTGAATTGATCAACCGGGCTGCCGCAACCGGGAGCGTGGACGAGCTTGAGGGAACCGTAAGAAGATTTTTAAGAGAGGCAAATGCCACTGAGGCCGGACAAGTGGTGGCAGCCACAAGGGCATTGAGAAGCACAAATCCGCAAGGATATTTTTATACGCTAGTAACGGCTCTTGATAAGGCAAACCGAAGGCTTACCCCGGAGTTGCTTTCCCAAGGCAGAAAATTATTTGCGATAAAATCAAGACTCCAAACAAGATTCGATCAGCTTGCCGATCGGGCGAGACAGACCTTGAATGATGCGGATATCCTGAAGGCAGCAAAAGCAGAAAAGATATTACAGGAAAGTCTTTTTAGATTACAAAATTTTGAAAGCAGGCTTTTGCCCAAAAAGTTTTTTGGCGAAACATTGCCAACCGTGATTCAGGGAAATCTACTTGCCCCACTTTCCATCGCCACAAACTTGTGGAGTAATGCGGTCAGCGCACTCCCAAGGCTTATGTCCCGCCAGGGGGCATTTGTAAGTCAGGAGATAACCAGAGCTTTCCAGGGATTGTTTGGAGTAAAACTTGGCCCAAGGCAAATATCCTCACCACTATCATTGGCCGGGGCAAGGAGGGTCGGCGAAAGCCTGAAAGCGCTTGGGCGTGGGACAGTCGAGGGAATTGTCGGTCTTCGTCGTGGAATTAGCGCGGAAGGCTTGCTGGCAGGCGAAAGAATCCGTGGATTCCAGCCAATCCAGGCTTTCAAGCAATTTTGGACCGGAGCAGGGTTGGCAAAACCAGTGCAGACAGGATGGAAAGGTCTTGGTGCCAATGTGCTTGATCGCGCGAGGTTGGCGGCAGAAGCGGCATTGGGCGCACCGCCAGAAACAATGCTTCGCCTGCTCCAACTTGGAGATACCCCGTTCAGGCGCATGGCGCAGGCCAGACTGCTTTCCGAGTCGGCACAGCTTGCTGGTAAAACCGGAAAAGCGGTTTCAGTGGCAGCCAGATTTCCGAAGGCTGGCGAATTTTCAAAAATAGAGCAAGAGGCTGCCCAGGCAGTCTTCCAGCAGGATACTCCGCTCACAAGAGCTGCATTGAGCGCGGCGAATATGTTTGGGCTTGGGAGCAGATTTGGACCGGCAAGATTTGTCGGAAAGACAATCATCCCATACGCCAAAACACCGGCAAATGTAATTGATGAAATGTTGGATTATTCCCTTCCAGGCTACGCGCTTATATTCAGGGGATACCCGGCTTGGAAGGCTGGGAATCAGAGGGAAATGCAAATTGCCATTGGCAAAACTCTGACAAGCCTGACCATTGGTTCGGTGGCAAAAGTTCTTTCCGATAACAATATAATTGGAGGAAGGGCTGAACAGGGCGAGAAGGCAAGAGACATCCAATACAAAACGATACCACCAAGAACAATAAACATAAGCGCTTTGAATAGATTTGCCGAAGGCGAGTCAACCGAGCTTCAGCCAGGAGACAGGGTGATTAACCTTGAGAAGCTTGGTATTGTTGGCGGGATGCTTGCCACGTGGGACGCCGCAAGTAAGGCAACCGAGGGTGGCGATTTCATCAGCCCTGAATTTGTGACCGCGCTGGTGCCGGAAACGCTTTCCTTTGCCATGAACCAGAGCTTTCTCAAGGGAACAAACAGCCTTTTGTCAGCACTTTTGGACGGCCAAGGTGCAACGATGGACAACTGGATCTCAAATTATTTTGGCACAATTTCATCCATACCATTCCCCAACACACTTTCAGCCGTATCCAGATCCATGCGAGAGTCTTTGCCGGACAAGATTCAGATCAAGGATATTGAGGGAGAGGGCGTGGAGAGAACCATAAATCTTTTTGGAGAAGTTTTAAGAAGGAGGTTGCCTGGGGCAGATGAGGATATTCCAAGAAGAATAGATGTGTGGGGCAGGGAAATACCCCAGACCCCGGAAGGCGCAGATCCAATTGCCTACAACTTCCTTGATGTAACCAAGGGTCGCACCGCAACCTACGATCCAATCACCATTGAGATATACAAGATTTTCAAGGAAACCGAGGATGGCGATATTATCCCGCCCAAGCCGCAAAGAAACTTTACCATCGACAATGTTAAATACAGGCTTTCGCCTGATCTTTACGAGGAGTATTCAAAGGTGCGCGGGCGGGCAAACCGCAGGGCAGCCGAGGAGCTTTTTAAAAACAAGCAGTTCCGGGCAATGAGCAAGGAGGAGAAGGTCGTAACGCTTCGCAATGCCTATGCCCAGGTTGGGGATGATGCAAGAATCCAATTCCTGCAAAAGAACAGGCGCAGGATTATGGCGGGAGAAAGGCAATGAGATTTGAGATAAACCCGGCATCAAGCCGTGAACTTCGCAAGGACATAATTTCACGCGAATTGACAGGATCTCCGTACACTGGAGTGCCAGAAGAAATAAGGCAAACCTATCCGATCAATCAGCCGGTTCAGAAACAGGAACAAATCCAACAAAACCAACCAGCCCCAGAACAGGAATTTGAGTTTATACCAGAGGAAACAGCCATGACAACTAAACCATCACAAGACCCGCTACAACTGGCCGCACTCAAGACCATCGACTTTGAGGCCAGAAAGGACAAGCAGGGAAATCTCCAGGTCTACAAATTGCCTGCCGGTGACATGGGTGGTAACTTTGAGGCGGCCGGAATCAACGACCGCTACCATCCTGAAGCCTTCAAAAGAATCGCAGCGCTCCCGGCGCAGGAAAGAGCGGGAGCAGCGGCGCAGTACATCAGGGAATACACATCCCCGCTCGTCTCAAAACTCCCCAGCGCCATCCAGCCATTCGCGCAGGATCTCGCGTTTAATCGAGGGATGGGCGGCGCAACGAAATATCTCCAGCAAGGATTAAACACGCTGGGCGTGAATGTGTCCGTGGACGGTAAGCTTGGTCCGCAAACCCTGGCCGCCATTAATAAGGTTCAGCCACAAGCCCTGATGCGTGCTGCCAGTGATGCACAGCTTCAGGATGAGTATAGGATGGCCAATAGGAACCCAGCCAGAAAGCCGCTCCTTCGCGGGCTTGAAAACAGGATAAGAAACAGGCTTGCCTTACTCGGAAACGTCTGAGTCAAGAATCGTGTGTCCTGTGGATACCTTGACCCTGTCATCTCCAAGATATGTCCTGCCGGTTGACACAACCGCGCCATCACCAAGAAATGTTTTTCCGGTTGTCACAATCGCTTCGCCGTCTTTCAGGTATGTATTCCCAACCTTCCTGTAAAAACCTTCAGGCGTAAAGTAATTGTTACCCACTTTTCTTATGCAACCACGATCACTTAGGGCATTGTTGCCGCTGGTCATCACCCAGGTTCCACGACCCTTGTATGCTCCGCCTATGAACTTGGTAAGTTCTGCGCGCTCATTGTCATCCTCATCCTCCCCCATCACCGGTGCCACCAGCACCGCCATTGCGATTAGTATTGCTTTCATGCGTAAAAACTCCAGCATCCGCGCCACCTAGTCAAGCATGAAATTATCCAACCGCCAGATAGGAGCAGTCGGTGTGGCCAGGGTGGCCGGGGCGCTGTTTCGCAATGGGTACTCCGTGCTTGCCCCGATGGAGGATTTTTGCGGTTACGACTTGGTGGCCGAGAAGGGCGGGAAGTTTTATCGCATACAGGTCAAGACCACCAGCAAGACCGAAGGCGATAAAAATTATTACCGATTTATGACAAGCAACGGGTGCGAGGGGAAAGCAAAGTACACCAAGGACAGGATTGATTATTTGATCGCTTGGGCGATGGACGAGGATCTGTTCTGGCTGCTCAGGCCGTCCGATTGCCGTGGACCGACCAAGAAGCTATATCCAAAGACAGGATCATCATGGCGAATCGTCAACGACCTCTGACCCCCAAACAGGCTTGGCGTCTGTTCGAGGAGTATATACGGAATGTGTATACCATCGACGAGGCCGCCGAATGGCTTCGCAAACACCCCCAGGTGGCCAAGAAGATGACCGGGGCGGGGTTGCTTGAGTGCTTTGACGAGGACGTAAAAAAGTAGTTGACTAGGTTTTGACACGCCCGCTAGGGTCGGGCGATGGCAATCAATTCAAGGCGCAAGGGGGCGGCAGGGGAGAGAGAGTTTGCATCCTACCTGCGCGAGCAGGGCTGGCAGAAAGCGCGGCGCACCCAGCAGTACGCAGGCAATCCAGAGGGCGGAAGCGGGGATGTGATATGTGGGAATTTCCCATTCCATTGCGAGGTCAAGCGTTGCCAGCAGGTCAAGCCGGAGGAATGGATGCGGCAGGCCAAGTCCGACGCGCCCGAAGGAAAGATCCCGGCGGTGTTCTTTCGGCGTAACGGCGAGAAGAAGTGGCTTGCCATCGTCCAGGCCGACGACCTTTGCGAGATCGCCCGCCATATTGCCCCTCCCAATTTTACGGTTGATGTCGTCCACACCGCCCCTGTGGCCACCACCGTGGCGCAGGGATTCGTACTGCCTTCCACACCACTAAACCCAAACAAACCAAACTAGAAAGGTAAAAAAACAAATGAGCCTAACACTCAGCGAAACACAGAAAAACACGGAACGGCAACTGCCCGAAGCCGGTGCCACGATTGGCACTCTCTTCAGCCTGGTCGATCTCGGCACCCAGAAGGTGTCATGGGATGGCGAAGACAAGTGGACCCCAAAACTCCGCTTGGCGTTTGAGTTGCCCGAACAGACCATCGAAGGCGAGGTGACGGAGAACGGCAAGACGACCAAGGTGACAAAGCCGATGGTCGTCTCCATCGAGCTGACCCGCAGCCTTGGCGAGCGTGCCACCCTGCGGAAGCACCTCGAAACCTGGCGCGGTCAAGCCTTCACGGCCAAGGAGCTTGCCAGCTTCAGCCTGAAGAACCTGCTTGGCAAGTCCTGCCTCTTGACGCTGGTTCACAAGACCAGCCAAGCGGGTCGCCAATACTGCGCCATTCAAGGCATGGCCAAGCTGCCCAAGGGCATGAAGGCTCCCGCCACCACCCAGAACGATCAGGTGTTCTATGAGATCGAGCAGGGCGAGGGGGGTCAGTTTGCCGAACTGCCGGAATGGTTACAGGAGAAGATCCGTTCCAGCAAGGAGTTGTCCGGTGCGTCTTCGGCACCGCAGGGCAAGGCTGCCGACAACACCGACGCAGACGGAAACCAAATCCCCTTCTGATCCAGTGGCTCTTACCCTAACCCAGAAAGAGCCTAGCCAATCCCGTCTGGTCCAAACGGACCAGGCGGGACATTGGTATACCCAGGAAGGCGAGTCCGCCCACGTTGTCATAGGCAAGAACGGCAACGAGCGAAACACCACGGTCACGGATGCCCGAAAGATGGGGCTACTCCCATCGGTCACGAGCGTCTTGGGCATCATGGACAAGCCGCAACTCACGGCATGGAAGATCGAGCAGGCCATCATGTCCTCGCTCACACTTCCGAAGGAGGAAGGAGAATCGCTTGAAGACTATGCCAAAAGAATCGTCAAGGACTCAAAGCAGTCCACAACCAAGGCGGCGGAACACGGCACCCGGATGCATGAGCAGGCAGAGAATATCCTTATGGGACGTGCTGTGTGCAAAGACGAAGACCTCCAGCCCTACATCAAAACATTTAAGGAATGGGTCGAAGACAACGTTGAGAAAACCTACTGGTGCGAGCGGGCCTTGGTCGGTGCTGGTTACGCTGGACGATGCGATGCCTACGTCCGACTGAAGCGGATCGGGGACGCGATCATTGACCTAAAGAACCGCAAGGTAAACCCGAAGTACGACCCGTTCTATGATAGCGACTGCGCCCAATTATGGGCCTACCGCATCGCCTCGGAAAACCCCAAGGCAGCGTGTGTATCGGTGGTCCTTGCGGCCAATGACCCAGAGACGCTGGTGATCCACCAGTGGAGCGATGAGGAGTTGCATGAGGCCGGTATCGCCTTCCAGGCCATGTTGAAGGTCTGGGCGTGGAGCAAGAAGTATGTTCCTCCGGGGATGAAGCTATGACGCCACCCACCATAGGCGAACTTGGGGAAGCCGCAGCCGATATAGTGTGGCGCGTTATGGGCAAAGGCTCCGACAAATCCGCCTACGGGGAATGGTTTCATGTTGACAAGCCGGTTCACGATTACCATATAGGACGAGCCATGCGTCACTTGTCCACGGCAATGTTGCAGTTGCAGAAGTCAACGCCTTGCCCGGACAATCAGGGCGAAACGGCGCTGGATCACCTCGAAAGAGCCGTGGTCCGTGCGCTGTTCGCCTGGGCGCAGGTAAAGAAAGAGGTACCACGACTATGAATAAACTGGAGGACATCAAAGTAACATTCATCTGGGGAGGCCGCGAGGTCACGGCATGGGGGGATTGCGATTACAAAACGCATCGGGTTGACATCGGGCCGCAGGGCTATCGAGAACACGTCATGGCCGACGTTCCATACGATATGTCGATCTCGCGCATCACGGTTTGTCATGGTGATGTGGATATCGAGAACCCGGAGCCGGAGCTGCTTGAGTTTGCCGAGCAACTGCTCATGGAGGAAGCCGACGAACAACTTTGCGAGGTGGCGTGAAGTCCTGCGTTGTCACCCAAGCCTTCGGGGACGGATGGATCAACAAGATCCTGCCGCTGACACGCCCCCGCATGGAAGCCTACTGCAAGCGCACGGAGCAGGATTTCATCTCAATCGAGAAGCCGTTGGCGGAGCCGGTGCAGTACAGCAAACTGGTGATCGGCAACCTGATGGCGGCGCGGGGCTACGAGAAGGTGACGTTCTTTGACTGCGATGTCTTGATCGCGCTGGACTGCCCGGACATCTCCAAGGACGTGGACAAGTTCTGCGCCTTTGACGAGGGCGCCTACCTCGACAGAAAGCCTGCGATGGCGAGTCTGGCCAAAGCCTACGGATTCAAAATAGAGCCGCGATTCTATGTCAATACCGGCGTCTTTGTGGTCACAAACAAGGTGCCGGGGCTGTTCTCGCAGCCGCCCTTGGGGCTGTTTCCGAACCACTTCGCCGAGCAGACTTGGATGAACGTGATGGCGCACCTGTGCGACCTCGACCTCCAGGAGCTTGACCCGATGTTCAACTGCATGACGAGCGTGGAACAACACTTCGGGCTGAACCGATACATCGACGCCTACGTGATCCACTACGCCGGGCAAAGCTCGGATCTGGACAAGCTGGCCGACCAGATCGAGAAGGACGAAAAGAAGTTACAGGAAGAGATCCGATGACGACGGTCAAGGTCATCCCGCACGGGGACAAGTGGCGGGTGGTGACGGGGTCGATGGAGAACCCGGTTGGTCCCCGCCTCTGGGGTGCCGAACCGCCCAACGGACTGCCGCCTGCCGACGATGTGTTTGACGACAAGCAGAACGCTCTGGATGCCGCAAGGCTGTGGAACGCCTATGCGGCCTGGGCGGACAATCATTCCGGCAGGAAAAAGAAATGGTTAAAGCAGAAGCGAACCGCCTAAGCCAGGAAGAGAGGATGCAGCTCCTCGCCAGCGAGATCGCCATCCGGGCGATCTATGACCTGCGCCTGCTCCAGCGCCGCAAGGTCTTGGTCGGGGACGAATTGACCCCGGAGGAACAACGCCCCCGGCTTACCGACTGCTGTTGCTACCGCGAGGAGGAGAACATCCACAATCTGCTTGACGATTTCAAAAACGGAACCGTACTCTTCTGGTGCAGGATGGGTGGTGCCAACATCGACCAAACCGACCTGAACCGGATGCTGAAGAGGAGGAAATATGATGATTGAATACTTCAGGTTTTTTGCCGAGGTCAGCGCACACATGGTGCTGTTCGGGCTGCTCATCGGGGCGGGGCTACTTCTTGTAACCTTCGCCGGTAGCTTCATTGCATGGCTGATCGAAAGATCCAGGGAGGAGAAATCACAATGGCAAAACTGGGACAAATAAAAATCAAGGGCGAGCGCAAGGTGCAGATGGTCGAGCTTGACCTGGACATTGACGACCAGACCATCGACACGCTGGCCTACCACGGATTCAACATGATTAAATATGAGCGGGAGGAGCTTGCCTGCTACGCCTTCCGCAAGGCGCTGGAGGCGTGGGTCAAGGGCAACAAGGAGTGCGGCCTTCAGATCAAGCCGGGACGCAGGAAGCGTGGAAATAAATCCCATTGACCTGATCCTGTTCGTCATGGGCGTTGCCCTATTGGCGATGTGGATGGACCGCAAATGACCTTCGCCGCCAACCTGCCCCGCCACCAGTACGTCATGGTGGATCGTGAGTTCTGCTCGCAAGAACAAGAGAAGGGCTGGGAGGAGGCCGTGTGGTTTGGGCTGTATTCGGTCCCGCACCGGGCTTGGGGCTGCACGGTTATGCTGAAGTGCGGTGCGCTGTATAGAGGGCTGCCGCTGCACGCCCTTGCCTTCCCCAACGGAACGAGCGAGCCGTGGACCTTGGGCGACGCGCAACGCTGGGATTGTTTTGGCTGGAACTTCACAGCAATCGAGTACGATTACCTGCGCGAACTGGATTGCCAGGTGTGGCTGGCGGGCAGGCAGACTTGGATGCGGGGAGCCTATATGTTCACCGCCGAGCCGTATGGGGATGGGTACAGCCTGGAGCCAAGCCAGACCAAGTCGCATCACTTCATTGAGCTTGCCAATGGACGGATTACCTGCGTTCCGGGCAACAACATCTTGTTCACAGAGGCATCGTTCACGGGCAAGAATCCTGTTGCCAAACCTGATTGGCTTCGGGTACAAACACAGGTCTTCCACGCCGAGGAACAACCATTCGACGGCGTGGTCGGAGAGGAGACAGCATGACTTACTCGCAAATCGCAAGGCTGGAGATTGAGGCTCTTCGTGAGTTTCTGGACATGGACAACTGCCAGCCTGGGGTGCTAATGGACAAGCACTGCTCGCCCCTCTACTGGATCATGAATCAGATGCTGTACGACAAATTTCACGGACACGGTTGGGAACTGGATCTCCTGACCGGGCGGTTCGTAAAAACCCAGGGAGAATAATATGCCGTTAGGCAAAGACGTTGGGAAAAACATCAGGGAACTGCGGGCTGACAACAAGCGGAAGGGGTCGGCTCGCGGGGCTGGCGGAACGCCGCGCTCGCAAAAGCAGATCCTGGCCATCGCGCTTCGGGCTGCCGGAGTGCCGCCCAAGGCGGGTCGCCGGTTCCGTATGCGGTCGAAATGATCGAGCGGATCGAGTGGCTGGCCGACATTCTGGCGCGGGTGCGGCGGAGGCTGGCCAGTCACCGGGATTCGATAAACCACGCCGAAGCGCACAAGGTCAGGGAAATTATTGCTGGCATTGACGCGGCGGCTCTGATAACAAAGGAGATTAGGAATGAACACACAGGAAGTAGCAGCTCAGGTACTAACTGACAGGATCAACTCAACCGAGAACAACATCAGGGTCTTGGAGGCAAGGCTTGTCGCCGCAGTCCAGACCATTCAACAGCTTCGCCATGAGATCACGCTTGGGCGTATCGAGCGCACCAGAAAGAACCGTGGGATCGCGGAGAGGTTGGTGGCAAACATACGCGACGAGCGGGAGATTGTGGTGCCGCCGCTATTGGCAATCAAAAGACCGACGATCAGAAAGGGTTCCAAGAGAAGGAGCGGCGGGAACAAGGAGCCGAAGGTCGTGGCAAAACGCTGGGCTTTATGGAAGATCCAGTACAGCCAAGGCTACACCACCCACCAGATCGCCCGCGCCTGGGGCTGCAACCGCTCAACGATTGAGTATGCGAGGGACAAGGGCTGGAGGGCGAAATGAACGTGCGCGAATTGCTGGCCGAGCATTACGACGAGGACATCCTGCTTGCGGATGGCCTTGATAAGGCTCTTATTGGCATTGGCAGGATATTCGATGGACCGCCCATTGCGGTTTATGACAGGTCTGCGGCCATTGATATTTTACGCAAGCAGGGCATGAAAACATTTGAGGCCGAGGAGTATTTCAGTTACAACGTGTCCGGGGCTTATGTTGGCGAAGGCACGCCGATGTTTGTCGAGACAATAAAGGAGCTAAGACGCAAATGAAACAATGGACAAACAACACCGGCAACGCACACAAGGTTGACGACCAGATCCTCTGGCCGCGCACCAGCTATATGTTGCCAGACGAACTATCCACCGGCATCTGGGAGGACGGCATCCCGGTGCCGCATAAGATCAAGCCCTACTATGCAGGCCGAGCCACGGGCGGGGCGACCGCCGTGTACCGGGCTGGCGCCATCGGTGATAGTATCATCGCAACCGGCATCGTGCATTATCTGGTGCAGGAATCTGGCGGCGTGGTCGATGTCTACACCCCGGCGC